ATTGAATCTGTCCCCCTCCTCTACCTCTTTCTGTATAATATTTCCAGTTTCTCTTTTAAACCATTCGTCACCTTCTTCACAATACACCCACTCCATTTCTGGAACAAATGTTGGATTCACGTAGTGAACAGTTCGTTTCTTAAGGACAAACATGCGACTATTAATCGTCACGAAATCCCTAGATATGAGATTCTTTCCAATTGACATAGAGAAGCCAAGATGAGGTAAGATCCTCGTTTTCCAATGCTTATATTCCTCCCGTGTTGCCACGAAGAGAATGTCATCACCATTAATCATACACCCTTGGTTGTTGATCAGGTCTCGGGATGCACCATGTGACATATTGTCACTTGTCCCAAGATCGACCTCCTTCAGGAGTAGATAACCGATAAAGTTTAGTATGCAAAGTATTGGAAAAGAAAGAACACTTCCCATTAATTGACCTTTTTTTTGGTCTACCGAAGGCCGTTCTTTCTCATTATAATCGAATTTGTGGTTTCCAAGCACATGTAAAAACATCTCTTCATAAATTATCGGAACGCTCAAACGCTCACAGATCATTGAAAGGATCTTTTGGCTCAACCAAGGATTCAAACCATCAGTAGCTGCAGAGTAATCCCCAGAAACGAACAGACTTCCGTCCGGTAGTTCCCAGAAAATCTTTCCACCACTAACCCTTTGTTTGATCTCACCAGCTAGTAAACACCCCGCAAGGTAGTCATTCATGACCAATTCGTCTACTTGTTCGCCGATGAGCCTAAAAGGTTTTAAATCTTTTAGGGCTCTCCAAAGATGTCTTTGAAGAGTCTTTGCGAGGTACTGAGGGATTGCTTCACCCTTTGTAAGAACTCGCACCTTGAGTGGCTCCAAAACTGTAGCCACGGTTGCATTCAATGGACCTGTGTTATCTAAAGACCCAGAACACCCCTTGTCAGCCAGAAACTCTCGGTAAAGGTTCCCAAAATGATAATCTTGGAAACAATCACTCCTAATTTCTGTTGTACCAACACGAGGATGATAATGGATCTCCACTAAGAAAGAAAGGAGGTTATAGCCACCACTAGCATCATTTACACAACGCACATAATCACGACCACCACCTTCTTTCACCTTCCTTTCGAAGCTCGCTTTGTTCGAGCATTCTCCCAATTCTAGACAAAGTTCTTCACCCTCAGCAAACATCGCATTTACTGTGATTCTCGCACATTTGAGGGCTCTTGAATGTATGTCTTCCATAAGTTCTTCATCGAATTCATCTAGGTCCTCAAAGTCCTCATCCTGGAAATCCATCTCCTGGCCTGTTACCAGGTCAGTCGGGTAAAATCTCTCAGACATTGACTTTGCATGTTTATCTAGTGTTTGTTCCACAAAAGAATCAGGTACAACCCAACAACCACGCTTAGCTTGGTTCCAGTTTTGAAGAAAACGCAGATTAGACTTAGTCTTTCTCTTTTTTTTCTTATCGCACCGGATTCGCGACATGATAGATCTCTTTAGTTTTCCCTTGAAAAGGACAGGTGAGCTTTCAAAGCCATCTGGTTTCTTTGGTAATTCT